TCTTACGGGCGAGTCGCGCTGGCGGGGGGCGGCGGCGGGGCCCCCCCCCCCCGGGGGGGGCGGGGGGGGGGGGGGGGGCTTTCGTCATGTCTGGGGTTATCTCATCTGCTCGTACAGATCACTAATATCCGGCTTCGGAACAACGTCCTGCCTAATAATCGTCACCTGATTAATGGACTCAGTCAAGTGCAGCGAGCTGATCTTGTGCGACTTAGTCTCTGCGCGTCCCTTCTTAAACTGGAAGATCTGCATGTCGGAGGAGCCTCTGTTAGTACGCATAATCAGCAGCAGGTTAGAATCCTGCTGGCCGTTCGACGACACGTGCAGCGTCCACCCATCCATGTGGTAGCTAAACCCATTCTGGGAAGCTCGGTAGCCCTTCTCGCCTCGGAGGAGGTAGAACTGAGGGGCCGTCTCAGATACGTAGTAGAGCGAGCGGTTCAGAGCGTTGATCAACGCCAGGTAGCGCTTGTTCACCTCTGTCTGCGTCTTGTTGAACTTCGTGTTAGCCTCGATCGCTTCCTGCTGGAGGCGGTTAATCCGGGACTCCAAGCGGATAGCCGACTGGTTCCTGTCCTGCTGGACAGCCAGCACTCCCATGATGTCAGCGAACACCCGCAGGCGGCTGTCATCCTGGAACTGATTAAAAATAATCGACAGTTCATCGTGCAGGGCGGGGGTCTGGCCGGGAGTGTTCCACATCTCCTCACGAACCTTACGGGATGCCTGCGTGGCCGCATCCAGGTAGCTCTCCTGGTCCTTCTTGTACTCATCCAGGCGGCCAGCAATACCGGCCCAGTCGTCTCGAAGGTACTCCAAGTTGAAGTCGCTCAGACGCCACTGGCCCTTGTGGTTCTCACCAACCTTCGGGTCGAAGATCTGCCGGATCAAGCCAGCAACATTGTTGCCAATGTTCTGCACGAGAGAGGCCAGCTTCCCCGCGAGGGGGTTGTAGGTGCGGTTCAGGGGGCCCATCATGCGCTGACGCGCAGACTCGGGGGTGAGATCGCTACCCATCCTCGAGCCATTGCTGTACAGATCATCACGGGCCGGTGGGGTAAAGCCTGGGGTGGTCACAGTTCACCAGCCTCTCGCAACTGCTCGACAAGCAGTGCGCGCTCCTGAGGCGTCATCAAAGCCACCTGATTCACCACCGGAGCCTCCAGAGGTTGATCAATAGGTACCCACTCACCGGAGCCGTTGAAGCCGTGATCCTGGCCCCGCACAGGGGGCTGGTAGTGAATCTCTTGCTCAGGCAGCTGATCCAGGTCGATGACGCCCGTCTCGGGGTCGATAGCGGCGATCACCTGATCCATATGAACGAATCCACAGCGGCTGAGGTGCTGAGACCAGCCCTCGAACACAGGCAGGGGTGCCTGGAAGGGGAAGCCGTTGTAGTCGATTCCACGAAATGCCCACACGAACCGCTGAAGGGGGTCGCGGTAGTCAGTCTCGCGCTGCGTGGGAAATCCCATCACCAAACTCCTAACTCTTTCAAACCTGTAGTCAGCCGCTCCAAGCGGCGAGACATATACGTGAAACCAGAATCAAAGTCGGACTCTCCGACCTCAATATCCCAACCAGCCTCCGTAGCTGAATGGGTGTACGTGAGCTTGCTTACTTGCTCAACGAACAGCTTGCCCGTGGGCATGCCCTCTGCGTGAACCGCCACGCGGTCACCGATGAAGAAGTCCCCGGAACCTTTGGGCCCGACGTAGTAGGGGAGACCCTCGGTCATCTTCACCTTACACGAGTACTTCTCCCGTGTCTCCTCCTTGGCCTTCCGCATAGCGGAGAGCGCGGAGATCGTGTAGGCTTTATCCACCCCTGACACCCACTTCTCGAAGGGGAAATCCCAGCCGTGCTGCTTGATGCGATCGTGCATCTTATGCGCCTGGAAAGCCAGGATCGTATCCGAGTACAGGGGTTCTGCGATAGCCTCGATAACAGAGCCTGCCTGGCTCTGGCCGAAGATGGCTCCCAGCACGCCACCCAGCCCGATGATCGACGCCTTAATAGCCTCGTTCACACCCGGCATGGACGAACCACCGGTAACGAATTGGACAGGGCCCGGAGGTGTGTAGGAGACATCCACAGCCTCGACGCCCGTGTCCTTGCCGTGATGCAGCACCACCCAGGGGTGGCTGGGAAGCGTGCCACGCCAGTTTGCCTGGCGGTACTGCTCGGGGGTCTGGCCATAAGGCAGTGTCTCGTAGCCCTCGGTCAAGCCGTCCCCCTTGATTCGTTTAACACCTCGGATCAGCCCGGAGACAAGGCTGCCGAGGAAGCTTGTTCCCTCAGTCCAACCACTGCGATCCTCAACCTTCACGATCAAGCAGCCGTGCTTAACGCGGCGGCCCTCAATCGGTTGTTTATCTCCATCGAGGTAGCGGCGAACATCAATAGTGAGCTGAGCATCCTTCACGATATCAATCACACAGTCGTGGAAGTACTTGAACCTGCTGGTGAGAATAGCCGGTATAGAGCGGTCCTGGAAGAACGGGACTGGCTCAACCATGATCGGCCACTCCGAGAAATCCAGATCCACCCACTGCCTAACATTCAGCGGATCATCGGGGATCATCCACTTACTGTTGTTCTTCCGAAGGAGGTTAACAAACAGGGTGGACGCCACCACCCAGCGCGAAGGCCCGAACAGCAGGAACGCCTTCGGGAACTGGATCTCCGCTGGCAGGAAGGGGTTCGACCAGACGAGCAGGTCCTTCAGCTTGCGGTAGTCGTGGACGGCACTTACATCCACCACCGACTCCCCAAGGGGCTTCGATCGAACGGTGACGTTCTCGATGCGCCCGCTCCAGCGGGCCCCAGATTTATCGCAGGTGATGTAAAGGGATTTGGTGGGCCAGGCGTCGGGCTGCTTCAGCAGCTCTCCAGCCGGGTTGTTCAACGGTATCTCCAGGCTAGCAGAGCCCGCGTCGTTGTGCAGCCACGTGAACTCGACCTTGTTGTAGTCTTCCACCTCTGCCAGCAGACGCCAGTTGCCGTCCCACAGGCGGATCAGAGGAGGCTGCTCAGCGGCTTTGCGGCGCTCAGCCTCGCGTTTCTCAACTATCTCAAATGGGTTAGTCATTATATCACCACGGGGTATTGTATCGAGGGGAGAAGGAGAACGTGATTCGGAGGGCCGAGCCACTAGGAAGCTCGACACTCATTCGGAAAACCTCGTGGGTTTTACCGGCTCGGATACCGCCACCTAAGCGGACCCCGTTCATTGCAGCCCAGATGAGAGTGTCGTACTCATCCTCGACCTGGCGGGAGCCTGGGTCGTAGTTGACAAACATCTTGAAGCGTTCGGTACCTGTAGGCTGAGGAAGCGTGACACGGGGTGAGGAGCCTCTGTTGGCCTCGCGCGGGATTTTAATCACCGGCCAGCCTCCCCCTTTTCCTGATGCAATAGCCAGCCTGGGGTAGCTCTCAACCTCGCCGAGACGGTCCTTCGGGAGTGTAACCTCCCAGAAAGTGGCTGCTCCTCCGCGGTCCTGGTGGAACTCCTTGACGAACTCAGGGCCGTACCAGAATGGGTCATCAGCGACACACGTCACAATCAAGCTGGTTGCTTCAGCGACGTTGGGGTCGATCTCAGTGTCGAGGTCGAACTCGACGAGACGCACCTTCATTGTCCGCACCGTCGTATCAGTGGTGACTCGGATAGTTGTGTAGTCATCGAAGGCGAACAGGGAGCGGGCTAGCGACTCGCGGTCCCGGAACTGCTGGCCCCCGTTGGGGCCGTCGTTGCTAATCAGCAGCTTCAGCACGATGTCACGGGGTTCGTAACGGAACCCGAGGAACTGCTGACCGTGGCGCTGAGCCGGGTTGCGGGTGCGGGCAGATGTCTTAGCGTCGTACCACCCTTGCTTGCCTGGCTCCAGGGCGATACCATCCTGGTTCGCGTTGTCCCCCGCGATAATGACGGGGGCGATCTCTTTGTTGGGGCTGATTAGTTCAACTTGTGTTAGCATCGCGTCTCCTTCGATAGCTAGACAGTGTGAAATTATGGTGTAAAGTCTGTATAAACGTAACAGTGACAGAAGAGGGCGGGGTTGTTACACCCCGCCTTTCTGCGTTTCAGGGCCTCCCGAAGGTGGTCCAACTAGTCGTCGTGGTCCCTCATCTGAATCTTGCGGTGTCGCACTTCTTCAAGACGTAGAACCTCTTCAACTGACAGCACGTGGTAGTGAATCGAAGGCTCCTTCTCCTCACGCTCGCGTGCCCGGCGCTCCTGGTCGAAATCCGAGTTAGTAGGCTCGAACTTCACAGCCTGGTTGATAGCCCGGCTGATAGCGCCATTGCCCATACCGAGATCGCTCTTCAGCTGAGCCAGATTCTCCAGAGCAAAGGTGACCGGAATCTCACCGATCTTAGCCTCCTCCAGAGCCTTCTTGACGCGACCACTGAAGTTCGGGTCATTCAGACCCGCCTCGATCTGGTCGAGCAGCGGATGCCCGCCAAACTGGGAGCGCAGAGCCCGCACGGCTCCAACACCCATCGACTTGAACTGATCCAAGAACCCACCATTGATGATGGTGTTGTTCAGGTTCTGGTTCATCATCTCCTTCAAGCCGTCGATCCAGTACTCCTGGAATGACCGCTTGATGGAGTCGTAGTCCGGCTTGTCCAGCTCCGGCATCTGGAACTTCGGAGCCTCACCCGCCTTGTACTCGGTAGGCTTCTTGCGCTTAGCATTCTTCTCGGCGTGTTCGCCGCGACGCTTAGCCTCGCGCTCCTCGTACCGCTTCAGGGCCTTGTCGTGGTTCTCGATCGCACGCTGGATCTTGCGGGCGTTAGACGCCTTAGCTTTATCCTCAACCTGCGTCCGTTTGAACCCCTCCATTGCCTTAGCCGTCTCGGCGACGGCCTCACGAGCAGCCCCTGGGATATCCTGGAACTTGCCAGTGACAACACCCGCGATCTTCTCGGCGGCGGACTCGACGGTACCAACTTCCTTCAGCATACCACCGGCAAAGTCCTTCACCAGCGCCATACCGGAGGTGTCAGTATATCCAGAGCCCGACAGCGGCCCCTTCTTAGCGGGGGAGTGCGGGAAGTAGGCCTTAGCAGCAGCGGCAGCCGCCGCAGCAGCCGCCGCAATCGCCGGGATACCGGCTCTGATACCGTTGGCAAACGAGGTAGTCATCGCCAGGCCCGACCCTGTAAGGTCGATCTGGAACATACCCGGAAGGGAGCCCACGAAACCAGCGATGATGCCCTGGCACTGAGCCACACCCGCGGCCACACCAGCGGCTAGCGTCGCAAACGAGGCTGTCGCAGCAGCAGCCGCTTCAGCAAACCCGTTGGACAGCGCCGAGCTGATGTTAGCCACCTCCGAAGATACCACAGAGGAGACCTGACTCATAGCCGACTGCACACCCGAAGCGAGATTCGAGAATGCAGAGGTGAACGAGGAGTCAAGGCCGCTCAGACCCGACTGAATCGCCGCCTGCATCTCAGCCATGCTGGAGGTGACAGCAGCGACAGCCGTCTGGAACGGCACCGTCAACTGCTCAGTCAACCCCTGGAAGCCGAGGGTTATACCTTCAAACGACGGGGCGAAAGAAGCGATCTGCTCGTTCAGCGTGGTGAACGCCGTCCCGATACCTGTGAAGGTCTCGGTAAGCTGAGGCCCGATAGCGCTAATCTGCTGGAGCTGCGTAGCAAACCCTGCAAACCCAGCGCTAGGATCCCCACCCCCGGACTGCTGGCCGAGAGCCGTAGCCTCCTGAAGCTGCTGGAACGCACTCGTGATGACCGGCAACGCCGCCGTCAAACCCGTAAGGTTCTCAACCGGAATAGCAGTCATCGCCTGGAGATCCTGGGCCAACCCCTGGAGAGGGCTGCCTTGCAGACCAGCCGCTACGCCCTCAGTCTGGAGGGCGCTCAACTGCTGCTGCACCTGGGCAATCTGCTGAATGGCTTGAGTCTGAGCAGCCAGGTTTTCGACAGGAAGCTGGCTGATAGCCTGCATATCCTGAGCGAGCCCCTTCAGAGGAGACTCCCCGGTATTAGCCTGGTTCTGACCCAGCTGAGACAGCTGGCTCTGAACATCCCCAATCTGACGCAGGCTGTTCACTGAGTTCTGAAGGCCGTCAGTGTTCAGGCTGCTGAGATCCTGGGCATCCTGGGCCATCTTCTTCAGGGGTGACTCGCCCTCGGGAGCTTTAGCCGCGTTTAGCTGGCTGTTAGCCGCCTCAGCCGCTGCATCCTCTAACTTCCTTTGAGCCTCAACATACTTGTTGACCTTATCGACATCCGGCTCGGGACCGCTCAACCACTTACTCAGGTTCTTAAACAAGCCGCCGATACCGAAGTTCTCAGCATCCATGTGCTTGCCTGTGACCTTCTCGCCGAAGGACAAGGCTAAGTCCTGAATCTGGTTAAGCGGCCCGGCTAGGTTACCGAAGGTTGCTAGGTCAAGAGCGCTCAGATCCTTCAGCGGGCGAACAAGCGCCCCGATACCAGACCCGATCTTCTCAGCGAACCCATCAGGTAGGGCGTCCCCCAAACCTTTTAGTGTACCGACAAGGCCTTGCAGGTCACTGATCGAGTTGCTGGAGAACCCTGCCAACCCCTCCGAGATACCCGGAAGGGCTCCCTTCAAAGTGTTCATAGCGCCAGACAGTCCGTCTAGAGACAGGCTGCTCAGGTCACTAAGCGCACTCGTGAAGTCAGGTAGAGCTGCTTGCAGCGTAGGCAGGTTCTCGGTCCAAGCGGAACTGAAGGCTCCTGACAGACCGTCCCAGGCCCTCTTAACACCCTCGAGAGAGGGGGCGATGTTGTCGAGGAACCCTGAGTTCGCCGACCACTGAGCAACGCCTACAACCATATCGGAGAGGCCAGTACCCACGTTCGAGAGGATCGTACCGAGGCCCTCCAACCCAGCGTTGCCGATCTTCGACAGCACCGGAGCCAGCGTCTCCATGCCTGGGCCAAGCGACTCCAGCACCCGGCCAAGGTTACCGACCACACCACCTGCGAGGTCTGCGATCAGGTTACCGAAGGTGGACAAGGAGGGCATAGCCCGCGTCACACCGTCCGCGAACTGGTCGAAGAACTTCGTGAAGCCCGGAATAACCGTCGTGAAGTTCTCAACGCCCGACTTGATGATCCGACCGACGTTAGTTGAGAAGCTGCCAATGACGTCGTAAGCACCCTCGATCGCCGTCTGGAGAGTCCCGTTAGCAATCAGCTCGTTAACGTTCTTGCGGAACGAGGAGCCGAAGGAGTTCAATCCAGCAGCCAGCTTGGGGAACGTGTTTGACCCCGCGCTAGCAATGTCGAGAACAGCGCCCGTGAACTCCTCAGCAAACGGCTTCATCTGGCTAAACAAGTTCCCGGTGTTTCCGAGAATGTTGTTTAGCTTAGCGATGCCGTTGGTGCTGGTGACAGCATTCACCATCCCCTGCGTGAAGTCCGCGGTACCGTTAGCGACCTGCTTCATACCCTCGCGAGTCTGAACCATCATGTCACTCAGCTGAGCGAACTGGGGAGTCAGCCGTTCCCGGTAGACGTCGGACATCGCCGTCTTCAGGTTATTGAACTCAGGTGCAGCTGCCTGAGCAGCATCCTTCACACCTTGGAAGCCGAGTGCCAGCGAACCGAACACTGCCGCCGCTGACGCAGCCAGTGCGGGGATACCAGCCAGCGCGGCGGAGATGCCGCCGATAGCAGGTCCAATCAGCGACGCGACAGCCGCAACAATCCAGCCTGTACGAGTCAGTCCGAGGAACGATCGGCGGAATCCCTGTTGCCGTCGGTTGAACAGGTTGAACTCACGATCACTGTCGCTCTTCTTCGAGCGAGAACGTTTACTGTAGTCAAACAGCTCAGGCCCGTCGGGGCCCTGGAACTTGCGGCCACGAACAAACCGGATCTTCGGAGACAGCTCGACCGCCTCACGGCCAAGCTGCTTCATCCGCTCAGAGGCTCGTGAGAAGTGCTCTCGAGCCGCGTTACCGAACTCCTGCACCTTCAGCTTAGCATCAGCCAACCCGCTACGCAAGCGGTCAAGATCACCACGGTCAAAGCTGAACGCCTTACCGACGCCGAACTTCAGGTCACCGAGGCTCTGCTTCAGCGACGCCCGGCGACCGAGATTACGCTCACGCTGAGCCAGCCCCTTCAGGAAGTTGCTGTTCAGCCGGTTAGACCGCTGCTCCAGACGAGCAAGTCCTTGATCAGTTAAACCGAGAGCTCGGCGGGCTTCAGCCGCCTGCCTCTGCAGATCGGCCAGCGCTTTAGTGCGGCCCGAAGGTGTGGAAGACCGGAGGTTTCCGAGAGCAGCCTCGAGGCGGGCGATCTCAGCATTATACTTACCACCGACCTTTTGCCGAGCCTGCTTCCCGTTAGCCCGAGAACGCTCAACATCACGCAGCTTCTTCAGCGCGTTGATTTCACGTTGGTAAAGTTGCTCAGTTTTCTTAGCATCAGCCCAGAGGTCCGAGAAATCAGCCTTGCCGAACACCTTATCGGCCCCGCGAGAACCTAGCTTAGATATCTCACTCTGGGCCTGGCGGGCTCCCGATCTCAGCTGAGCCAGCCACCGGCTCGTGCGATCCCCAACCTGCTTCTCCAGCTGGAAGTTAAGCGCGTGCTTCAGCAGCTCAGCATCTGTCTTAGTCTCGCGAATCTGCTTCCGCATGGCCGCCAATGCTTTCGAGTAAGCCTCAGCCGCCTGGGCTCGCTGAGTGGCGCGCCCCGCCGTCAGCCTCTCCTGGATGTTGGGTAGCTTAGGCAGCTTAGCCGTCAGCTGCTTCAGCCCGGTAAAATCATACTTAGGTATCTCAATGCGGAACCCTCCCTTGCGGCCCCACGTGGTGCGCTTCAAGCGGTCCATCTGGCGGAGGGCGCGGGAAATATCGACGTTAGCATCGACCTTCACCTCGCCCTTCTCACCCTTAGTGGCTTTGTTAAGGCTGGATCGAAGGTGATTCTTATCGACCTCCGGCTTGACTTTAGTCTTGCCGTCAACGTCTCCGAGCTCCCGCTCGACGTCCTTCTTCAGCTCGTCGGTATCAGCCTGGAGGGGAACCTTAACCTTCCCCATCTTAGCGAGGTCTCGCTCGACGCGCTGCCTAAACCCTCGTGTATTAGGCAGGACGCGGATTGTTACGCGACCGACTTCAACAGCCATAACTTACCCTTCTGTTTGGTAGTTTGCCCTAGCCATTGCTGCAAACAAGTTGCTGCCTGCTCGGCGGCTAGACTTCCGAGCACGGGAAACAATCGTCTCAGGGGGTGTCAAACGCTTCTTAGTACGCACCTGAACATTCGTGAACGTGTTCTGCTGCACAGCGTCGATAACCCCAGCCAGCAGATGCTCCGTAATACCCCAGCCCGCTGTGTCCTGATCGTTGGTGAGTGCTGCATACGTCATGCTATCCGGTGGTAGAGCATACACCAGGCACAGCGCTGTCTTAGCGTCCAACTCAGACAAAAAAAGCCCCCGAAGATCCACGCCGTAATAGCGTAGAACCTCGGGGTAAATCTTGTCGCCGTGCTCGTCGAGCAGGTCCGCTAGGGCTAAGCTTCCCCCGGCTGAGTAGCCTCCATCCAAGCATGGAAGACCTCCATCAGGTTAGCCGGGCTGTCCTCCAGCAAATCCAGCAGCTCCTGGCCTCGGCCATTCTTCTCAACAGCCTTCAGCAGATTCTTAACCAGCTCGATCTGGCTGTCAGTATCAGCCGCATCGTCAGCACTGTTCAGGATCTTGTCAGCCTCACGACGCTGCGTAGCAGGAAGCTGAAGCAGGTTCTGGAAGATGAACTTATCATCGCCATTGGTGATCTCGAGACCCTGGTAACGCTTAGCAGCAGCATCACGAATATCGGAAAGAGAGTAGGTAGCCATATTGTGTCTCCTCAGATAGGCTAGTCAGCCCGCACCGGGTGGCGCGGTTCAGGGGTAGGGGTTAGCTTAGGCTTCCGGGGTAATCCACTCGAAGAGCAGTCGGCCTGGGTGGTTCACAAAGGTAGCGCGAACCGGTAGGCTGGCGAACTCATCCGACTCCAGCTTGATAGCTTCCTCACGACGGAGGGTAGCCTTAGCGGCGGTGAATGCAATCGTGAACGGCCCATCGACCAGGACGATCAGCAGGGCAACCTCGATGGAGGTACGGGAGCCGTCGGAGCCGTAGATACCTTCGGTCGTGCTCTTGTTCTTGCCGAAGTAGGCTTCCAGAGTCTCAACATCCCACTGCACAAAGCGGATGATGACGTAGTCCACCGGATCTTCCTCGGTGACTTCCTTCAGCTTTTTCTTCTGCCAAGAGCCCTTGACTTTGGTATCACCGCCGTCGAAGCCAAACTCTGGCAGCTCCTCCTGGGCCGTGTGACCAGCGAGCTCCCAGTCGTTAGCATCAGCGCCTTTCTTGACCTCTACATTCGGGGTCGTGCCACCTGTAAGAGTGGCATTAGCCGTCAGCTCCTCATTAGCTTTAGCAAGCTTGCCAATGAAGGCTATCTCGTAGTTCTTACCAGCCTCGCCGGTAACAACAACGTTTCCCGCGCCAATCGAAGCCAGCTTGGAAAGCTCCGCCTGGATCTCAGCTGGGGTAGCGTTGTAGGCCAGAGCAGCCGTGGCGTTACCCTTGTGGGTAAGGGTGAAGGTGCCGCCGGTCGGGGCACCGGTTACAGAAACCTTGACGCTGGATGCGCCGAAGGTCTCGGGGTTGAAGTTCTTCAGGGCTGCGCGGCTCGGGGCTGCGGTGCCCACAGGAGCCTTAAAAACGTAGCCCGTGCTAGCGGTAAAGACTTTCTCATCAACGAGAGCCATTTAACCTCTCCTTCGGGGGTATCGGAAGTCTGTACGCAGCAGCTGTTGCACACGCCAGGTTCCTTGAATTTCAGAGGGGAATTGTGTCATCCCCAGGGTTTCTCGCACCCTAACCAGGTGCCCAACCCCCGGAACAACTACGTTCCGGGAGTTCACTAAGATGTTTCGGCAACGGATAGCTAGATCCTCAGTAGCAGCCAAGCCTTCCCGCGTCGTGGCGGTGATCTCAACCACCGGGTGCTCCAAACCATTCTGGATAGATCCGAGGGAGTTCAAGCCTCCGAGGCGGCGAACCCGAACCTCCGGGTACTCTCGGTGCTCGACGTTGTCAGACCACGTTCGGACGTGTACCTCCGGGCCGAGCCCTTCTCGAAGGAGAGGAAGAACAATGTCCTGAACCCTGGGTGTGAGCTTCGGAATCATGCAGCCTCCTTACAAGCTAGCAACAGCACCTCGGATAATTCCGAGCTTGCTTTCGATGATGAGAGCCTTGCCCTTGGGATCGTCCAGATGCAGGAAGGCGTCTGAGATAGAACCCTTCGTTACCGAGATGCTCGATGGTGGCTCATTGGGTTGACGGGTGCGGTCGTGGTTGCGATGATGGGGCTCGAGCTTGGCCTCGGCGATGCCCTTAGCCGCCGTCATGCGGGCGAAATTGTACGCGCCAATGCCTGGGTTGTTGCGGACGATCTTGCGGTAAGTGTCCGACTCGGAGCCGTACCATTGGATGTGAGCCAATCTAACTCCTCCGCAACGTGTAATCGAGGTGGCCAGTGCGCCGGGACATTCTGTACTCAGTGGGGTAACCGAACACCTCCCATCGCTCGCCATCCTTCATCAGGTAGCTTTGTGGACCGATCTTCACGCCAGCATCCTCGCGCCGAACACGCATCCGAGCGACGTTCTCCGAAAAGAACCCATCGGTCATCTGCTCTTGGCGCCGAGCGGCTGTGCCGCTCTCACCGTGAGCCTGCCACATCACCCACAAGCGCTTCGGCCTGTCCGATGGGTGCGTGAACGTATTGCCGTCCCGATCTCGGGTAGCAACCTCTGGGTAAACATCCACCCAGCAGTTGCCTTTGTCAAGGATGCTCACTAGACCTCCCACGGGGGCTTGGGGCCAGCGTGAACCACAGTCACACGCTGGCGCACACCTAAGCGCTCCCACTCCTCGTCTAGAATCTTCAGACGTCCATCAGCGAGGCTGCCGTAGCGCTCGTAGATGTAGTTGCCGTCGGTCTCGCTCTTGAACCCCTCCGGGTTGCTGAGGAGGCGGATAACTGCATCGCAGCAGACGGCTTTAACCACGCGGGCGTACACCGGGTCTGCAACGACCCGTGTGTTTAGATCCTCAATCCGGGTTCGGAGGAGGTCAAGGGCGTCTTGTAGCCTGGCCGAGGCGACCTTCCGCTCAACGTCGGTGAGATCCTCGGAGGATGCCCACCTAGCTTCTAGATCCTCGACCGTAACCATTACTTCTCTACGACCTTCACGAAAGCCTGCGGGTCACGCACAACCAGGCCGAATTCGGCTTCCGCACGAACGGCCACAAGGTTGTTCTGCCACAGGCTGACCAGACCGGAACCATCCTGAGCATCCGACAGGTCAAGCGTGGCCTGATCAGAGACGTCGAAGGTGATACCGCCGACCTGGCCCCAGATGATCTTGCTGAAGTCACCCATGAAGCCGCGGGTCGTGCCGGAACCGATGCCTTTACCTAGCAGGGCTGGACGGCCAAGGATGCGGCCCTTAGTGGTCAGGGAGTTAGTCTCGACGTAGGTAGGCTCGGTGAACAGCGGACGCCCGTTAGCGTCGAGCGAGCTGTTCATCACAGGCTCAACCTTATCGTCGAGGATAGCACCTGTCCATTTCTTGCCGTCGTTGACCAGCAAGCTCAGACCCTCATTGAACGCCTTGTAGGCGTCTGGTTTAGCTGGGGCGCCGTCAACCAGCTTGACAGACTTAGTTGTCTGGTTCATGTGAGCCCCGAACGGGGAGTTGATGCCATACAAGGCTGCATCGTCGAAGGCCTTAGCGAAAGCCTCAGCCACCTTGTTACGCATCGTCTGAGCGTAGTTCAGCGGATTCTCGCGGGCAACCTCAGAGGAGACCACGAAAATAGCGGCGATTTTCTTCGGCTCCATCACGACTTTCTGGAAGCCGCCCTTAGTGATCGGCTTCTGAGCAGTCTCAGCTACCCAGCTAGCTTTAGCCGTGCCGGACCAGACCGGGATAGCCTTGCCGGAAGGGCCGAGGGCTTCCTTAGTGGCGAGCTGCTGCACGAACGAAACGCGCGCGATCTCATCGAAGATCGGCTGGGCAACTTCGGGGGTGAGAAAAGTACTAAACTCTGAGCGCTTAGTTACGTTACCCATGTTAGCGGGCATGGAATCTCCTTCAGGTTAGTTTACAGCGGAGGTCAGCAGGGCTACCAGCGGATCTCCGTTGAGGGGCAGTGGGGCAGAACCTTGCGACGGGTCGGTAGCGCGAGCTGGAGCGGGGTCAGATCCAAACAGAGCCTTCAGCTTCTCCGCGTGGGCTGCCACCTCGTCGGCGGTGTCGCCCTTCAGCAACGCGGCGAAATCGTCCAGCTTGTCGCTGCCAATGCCTACGTTGAGAGCTGCACGGAGGCGCATCTCACCCTGACTGAGAGCCTGTACTTCAGCCTGCGAGGCTGCCAGTTTCTCTTCCAGTTCGGTAACCTTTGTCGTGTACCCCGAAGCCTCCTCCTGGGCCTGCTTCAGAGCGGTAGCAAGGTCGTTCTTCTCGGAGCGATACTTAGCCGCTTCCGAGTTAGCTTTCGTGATCTGGTCACGTGCCCAGTCCGGGAGCTCCTGGCTCACGTTCTCGGCGGTCGAGGTGTCTTCACTCACGGTGATTCACCTTTCTAGGCTGCCACCTGGGCATCCTGTAGAAGTTCTTGTATTCTGCCTGCTTCCACCTCGCGGCGGAAAGCCTTTCTAGCCTCGTGGCCTCGGTACCCCTGGCGTCGTGTGACGTCATTCCAGAGTGCTTCAGCTGCCTGCCATCGTTCCCGGCCTTCCCAACTCCTGGTTGTGAAAACCGGCACAATCTTGCAGTCGCAACCGTCGTGCCACGCATTCATTTGTTCGCCTACAAGCTCGCCGCCCCCGGCGTCGAACTCAAATCGAGCGCCCGCGGTCTTAGCAGTCTTGTAGACAGGTCCTCGAGAAGCCAGCATCCAGCACCAGCCACACGTTTCAGCGCCAGTAGGTACTCGTGCCCAGCCTCTCACAAGGCGGGACTTACCTTTAGCTTCTCGCTTGTCGTTAACCTCGTCGTGGAGGTCATCCAGCGAAATTTCAGAGGAGGTGAACTCGTCATCTTCCTCCCAGATAATCTGGTCGTCAAGAGCCTCATCAACATCGCTGACAGCTCGCAGGATCTCCCGCCGTCCGCCGTTCTCAACCGTCCGAGCCACACGCAGAGCTGCCCGCGCCACCTCGTTAGCCGTCGTGTTAGGCTTCATCATAAGGGGGCGAACCTCCTCCATATCCTTAACGAACCTCTCGAAGGAGAGTCGAGGAAGTGGCCGGTTCGGCATAGGCGCGTCAGTGACCTTGGCCCGCTCCTTCTCGTACAGGCGGCGAGCAAGGTTAGCCCCGTAGGTGTAGCGCGAAGCTACCTGGGGGAAGAGCGTTTGCAACAACAACCTCCAGATGGGGAGGGTGACCTGCCTAGTAGCGTAGCCTGCGAAAGTAGTCGTGACCGACCTAATCACGGGCGCTACGTTGGCCGCCTGAGCGGCCTCTAACTCAGCTAGGTTCATCGCTCACCGGCTGTTCATACATCGCGTTCAAGGCGTTGATGGGGTCTGTCTTATCCTCAGCCTCCATGCGGCGTCGCTGCTCAGGTGAGTAGCCAGCGTCGATACGCGCCTGTTCCTTAGTAATGAAGCCCGCGCCGTTCGCGTACTTCTTAGCCGTAGCGTCAGCGATAGCAGCCACCGTCGGTGTCGAGGGGTCGCGCCACAACGCCTCCATGCGGAAATCATCCAGCGAGAGCTGGCGGCCCATGACCAGCAGGGCAACGCGCATAGCGCGCTCCCACGCATCACCGAACTGTACCGTCAGGGACTCACAGGTACGAACCAGCCGGGTTTCCGCTGCTCGGATAGCCTCAGCAGACGCAGGGTTATCGGAGGAGCTGGAAAGGTAGCTCGGGGGCAACCCTGTGTAAACGGCTGCCATGCGGAGAAGTTGGTCGATAGCCTCAGTGAAGTTCCGAAGCTCCGCTGCGTTCAGCTGGGAAACCTTACCCTGGGGGTCTTCAATCGCAATGTAGCTGTTGATGTACAGCTCCAGCGGTGACTTTGTGTCGCCCTTAATCTCGTTGGCTGATGCGCCGAAGATCACACGCTGGGGCGTGGCCATAAGCTCAGAGGTAGCCTGCATGTTCATGAGGATGCGGCTAGCGGCGTCGGTGACCGACTGAATCTCCTCGGTGATGATCGAGGTGCCGTACAAGTCAGCGCTGTTGCTGCGACGAACCACCGGAACAACCGGCACAACGCCTAAGCCGTGCTGCACGGTTTCTGCAACCTTCAGCTGCCCTTGGTCGCGGAGGTAGTACTCAGTGCGATCCGGGAAGTAGAGGGTAGCAGAGGCCACCTGGTTACTATCATCCAACACCTTGCGGACAGCCCACAAGACCTCCCCCGTTCGGGGGTCAATCTTAGCGAAAAGTCCACGAGGCGACTCAACCTTGATGACCGGAATATCGGGTACTCGCAGCGGGTTAGCCTCATCCTCCTCAGTGGGTGCCGAGATCGTGATGTACGATCGGCCATACACGAGAGAATCTGTTACCTGGTTCACCATCTGGGAGTCCAGTGAGTTAGCTCGGTACCATGCCCAGAGCTCGTCATCCCCAGAGGTGGTAGAATCTCCGCGCTGGAACCCTTCGAGAATCAGACGCTCAGCGATCGCACTCACGTAGATACGCGGGATACCTACCTGTGCCAGCAGCTTACGCAGCTGCGGCGGGGTAGCGATGCCGATCGCCATGTCACGAGCTTGTGCGTTATAGTAAGACCAGAGCCGCGCAAAGCTCGTCTGGTACTTATCCATCTCATTAAACGCCTGGTCGAGAGTGATCTCGACCGGCTGCTGGGTTACCATGTGATAGCGCCTCCTCCGGTGCCGTTTCGTGTCTTTCGGTCAAGCAGGTACTGCTGCCTAGCGCCGAAAGCCAAAACCGCGGTTACGGCTCCGTCAATCTTCCGGCTGGAGTCCTTCGACTCCTTGCGGATGCTGATAGCATCCCAGGGGGTTGGGTGTCGGTGGGCATTTAGAACATACCACCGAAGCAGCGGGTCGCCGTTGTGGGTAGCCTCTCCCGACAGGATCGCATCGACGAACCTCTCACAGTCGAGAGCAAAGCGCTTCTGCGACCCGCGCATGTCAAAGCCGATCGGACTGTTCGGGCTGGCCCAAACCTTCAGCTTCCTCTTATAATCCCTGCTCCAAGCGTCGATGTACGACTCCATCTCGTGGACGTCAGAACGGAACGCCACAACCTTGTAACGCTCAAACAGCGAGCGGACAACCGCGTCAACATCCTCTCGAGGAACCAAACCGTCTGGCATCTTCTCAGGGTTCCACGTCCGAAGGAGGAACACGGCCCCGTCGCTGATGCGGCAAGCCGCTATAGCTGTGTGGTCGTTGGACTTCGAGCCGTCCAAGCCAAGTGCGATCTTATCACCAGGCTGAAGCTTCAAGCCCTCGCGGTAACCTGAATCCCACTCAGCAGGGGAGAACCAGGCATCCTCAGCGGCGTTGATCTGATTCAGGAACTTGCGTCTCGACTCCGACACCTTGTTACGGATGTCGAGAATGTCGTCGATAATCAAGTCTACGTCGAGCCAGACGGCATCCCCTCGGGCCACCAACAAGCCCTGGCGCAGCGACTCAATGCCAGCGGCGAATCCCTCGGGATCTTCCTTCTCCGACGGGATCTCACCGACAGGCGTGTCTGAGGGAGCCTCTAGAGCATCGTACAGTAGGCGGGTATCTACAGCCTCGCCTGCTAGAGCTTTCTGGTACGCATCCCAGTCAGCCTCGCCTACGCTATCCTGTCCGGGAACGTGAGCGTTGCAAATGCTGAGGCTGCGACACGAGCCGTAAGCGGACTTAGTAACGTTACCAGCGATGACGTTAGCCATGTCCTTACCCTGGTTGGACTCGATCCACCACTGCGTTTCGTTCTGCACGACGAACGTCGGACGCTTACCTTCCAGCGCCATAGGCGAACTGGTCACGCCTTCGATCATCTTCCCTCGGTTGTCGTAGACGATCGTCTTGTTGACGTCGAGCCCGAACTCCTCCTTCATGTGGGGGGAGATCAGCGAGGGGAAAAGCGTGAAGGTGTTTCGCGTCTGGTCGTTCGAGACAGCTGCGATCTGAACCCAGGGGTCGTACTTTGGCCGACCTACTGCTTGGTCGTCGGCGTCGAAATGAGAAAATTCCACAGGCCCAAGAAGCTCCGCCAGCGACAACGCGCCAACCAGAGGGTCCTTCCCCCAACCCTTCATACGCCTCAACGTGCCAGAACGGTAGACAAACCGTCCGTCAGAATCGACGGCATACCACCAGAGGATGAAACGCGCCTGCTCCATCGTGGGCATGAACGGCTGGCCTGCAAAAGGTCCGCCGGGGGTGAGTACATACTTGTACAGCCAGTTCAGGATGCCCCAACCGAGGGTGTGCTCGGGGAGGATCCAGTCGCCGTTCTCGTCAGTGGCCCACGTCGGGCCGATAAAGTGCGGTGCCGCCATTACCAGCCTCTCGTCGCTCTTGCCACTCTACGAATGTTTGGAACGGAGGTGGTGGAAGCTCCAAGCCCTTAGCTGTGGCCCAAAGCTCGATACCCCGCATAAGGCGTGTAACCCAGCGGATGTACTCGAATTGCTCACTCTCCGATTTTTGTAGTTCAGTTATCTGTTCCTGGAGACGTTTCTCCAGTTCGATCTGCCCCTCTTCGAGGGATCGAATACGCTTCTCTGTGTACTCCTCTTTCTTCTTCCGACTATTTTCCTTTGTCCGGGAGAGCCACTGGAAAGCAGCGGGAATCCCACCAAAACGCTCCTTTAACGTGCGCTCCGAAAACAGGGCGGTTCCGCCGAAGATGAAGAGAAGTACCAGGGTGAGCCACTGAATACCAGGGTGTTGAGGTAAATTCGTTACGCCCCCCCCCCCCCCCCCCCCCGCTCCCTTCCAAGGAAAAAGTGGCCCCCCCCGCCCCCCCCCGGGGGGGGGGGGGGAGCCTCTAGCCTGATGCAGTGGGGTTATTGCTACCTATCAGTAGCGGCCTGCGTTGCTCCCAATGGAGGGCGCAACCTGGTCATCGTGAATCTCGGAGCGGACAGCCGCGCCGTACTCATTGATCTTGTTGATCTGGGACGCAGACCAACCATTGCGGGTTTTCTTAACCCCGAAGACTGTAAGCAGGAAGCCTACAATCAGGATACCAAACTGAACCCGCTCATCTGTAGCGAACGGCTGGGTACCCAGCCACGCAAGCAGAGTTGCGACGAAACCGACAGCGGAGGTGATGGTATTCGCATTAGCGCGGAACCAGCTCTGCTTCTCGATTTCAGAGTTCAGGAAGTCAGCAAGGAAATCAACCTCGCGGAGTTTAGGGAAAGCCATTTAGGCTCCTTTCTGTTGCTCCAGTTTTTCGACACGCTCATTCAGGGACTTCAGGAGGCTAGACATGCTGAGCACTACCTGGAGAGTCTGGTAAGCGTGCGAATCAGCGTTCAGAAGAGCGTCGAGCGGCGTCATATCAACCGTCGAGCCGGGAACGCGGGAGCGGTAGCGGCGATCCAAACGGTCGAAATCCACTTCAGTCTCCTCTTTCTTGCCCCCGAATGGGGGGTTGTCGATGTACTTGTTGACGCGTGCGCGGAAATCGTTCATGTCGATTCCGCCTGGGTCCCACTTCCCTTGGGCCGCGCCCGAATACTCCTTGTGCCCCAGGAGAGTATCGGGGGTAGCTCGCTTGCCGAGGAACCAGAGAATCGCAGCACAGCAGCGGTAGTAGGCATCTAGCATGGCTGGTGGCCAAGGTGAGGTGCCGTCGCTAGCCGCTTCGATGCCGATAGAAACCTGGTTGGCAGCATTGGTAGGCCAGTTAGTGAACCAGCCAGCACCCGCGTGCCACGCAATACCGACGCCAGTTAAGACTGCGGTACCGTCTCGGTTAAGGTGAATCTGACTACACAGCCCGAGTTCTGGGTGCTGAGCAATGTAGCCGGGGATGTCTGTGTTCGTGCCTGTGTGGTGCACGACAATGCCTTGAATGCGCCCGAAGTCGCCGTGGCCGCGATCACGCCAGCCTGGCCACTCTTGGACGCGGACACCAAACTGTTTCAGTACTTCAGGCAGGAACGTCGGGTCGCCCCGCCAGTTGGGGTTGGGGTTTACCATTACAGCTCCTCTACTGTTACAAGGGTTTGGACTTTGCTCGTCGCGTTGGTGCCAACGCGGATAGCAACTTCAGGATGCCCGCTCTTTGCAGTCCACATAGTGGTATCTACGTCTAGCGAAACAGCCTTCATATATACTGTAGACGTCTCATTGCCCAAAAGAGCGTCATCTTTGGTCACTGTGATGTTCGTCACGGTGAAATTATCGAGGCCCTGAGTAGTCTCAGGAGTGTACTGAGGAGTCGCAGTAATACGGTACCTACCCGTCCCTAGCTGGAGTTTTCCACTTTCGAGGTTCACTCCTCCGCCTTGGACCAACGTTAATTCAACGGGGGTAGTAGGGGGGGTAGTTTTGTCAGTCGAGACCGTCGCAGGCCCCCGGAAAATCGCCTTAGCTTGGCCCGCCGATGGGTCACGATTCGTCCACTTGATAGACTCGTCGATCATCCACGGAGCAGGCGTAGAATCCCACGGGTTGTTATTGGCGTCCTCCGCGCCACCTGAGAACGTATCGTCGGTGACGTAGATCGAAGCAACGTTAGACTCGCTAGCCTTCTTCAGAATAGCCCGCATCTGATCCTGCGTAGCATTGTGGATCGCATGGAAGAACCGCGTCGGAGGATACTTTCGGTACACATCAGGAGTGACAGGAGCCTCAGCATCATTCAGATACTTCTCGGCCTTCTCCTCAAACGACATCAAGATGTCTGTAGCATTCAGGACATCCTCAGTCGTGTTGGTGCCTGGGTTACCCATAACGACGAACTTCTCGCCGTACTTAGCCTTCACCGTCTTGTAAATGCGTTGGTAGTACGGTACGAGATTCTTAGAAGTACCCCAACCATTCACCATCTCATCAAGGAAGACACCCGTTACGCCGTACCACTGAACGTACTTGTCGATGTCAGCGAGCACGCTCTCGACCTTCACGGTAGCCTTGATCGTACGAACGTAACCCAGCATAGGCTTCCTGTACGGGCGCAGCTTATCAACCAGCGAAACGAAGTCGTGTTCCTTCTTATCGCCAACCCCCGAACGGGGGTTGATAATGAAGAAGGGTGCCTTGTCGATGTGGTCAAACACCGTCTTCCACTTCGAGTTCGTGGCGAAATCCTGATCCGCCCACCAGTAGGTGACCGGCACCCAGTACCGAGACGCTGCATCCAGCGGCAAAGGAGTGTAATCCTCCTTCGGCCCATCCGTCACAGCGTCTGTGTAGTCCGGGGCATTCGGATTCAGGTTCAGGTTCTGGATGAACGCCTTCTTCGGATCAATCGAACCCGGTGCGGCCTTGTTTCCCGTGATCGAGTTGTTGCCCACCTCGGAACGCTGGTGACCCTCCTCCAGGTGGATCTTCACCATGTGAGCCGCATAGGACTCGTCGATCGTCTTGCGGTAGTAGTTGTTCGACACAACGCAGGAGTTCGGGTTGTAGATCGCAACTGCGGCCCAGTCAGCCGGGCGGTCCTTCAGACGAGTGAAGTTCTCCCCACCCACATCCTGAATATGGTTACCCGTGATGATCGTGCCCGGACCAGAGCACGCGACACCGTGGTTCCACGCCTTGCCGATCATGTTGTTCGCAACAAGACTGTAGGCCCCCACGGAGATCCCGTTGTCCTTCGAGACAGGCAGCGAGTTGTTCGTAATCACAGCATTGTGACACCCGATCGTGAGACCGATCGGCTCAAACCCAACGGAGGAGTCCGACATCTCGACGGTGTTGTTCGAGATCTTCAGGTAGGTAGGGTTGCCGTTGTCGTTGCCCGTTCCTGCAATGCCCATGCCGCACGAGATGTTGCGGAGGTAGTTATTCTCAACGCTCACACCGAAGCTGTTGTCCTTCACCAGCACACCGTAGCCGGAAGCCTGGTTGTTCTCAGTCTGCTTCAGGCCCGCGCCATCGACGCGGCACTGACGCACAGAACTGCTGGTCACGCCCGTGACCGCCACGCCGACAGCCTTGTAGCCCTGCAGGATGAAGGCCGAACCTCCACACTGCTCGACAGCCACACCCTTCAGGTGCACGTTAGAGGCATTGGTGATCTGGAAACAGTGCTGGGGTTTCTTAGCGTCGGTCCACTCCATCTTGACGAGCAGATCCTCGATCTGAAGGTTCTTAGTGCCGTCGCCCGAACCTACGAGGAACGCCGCAGGCGCCGTGTCTGTCGGAGGTGCCCACTTCAGGATCGTGGATTCGCCCTGGCCGCGGATCGTCTTACCAGACGCCTTACCGATCAAGACCGTGGTCTCCAGCTCGTATTCGCCCGCCGGGATCTCAATCGTCTTAGCCTCCGGGTTGGCGATCGCAGTGTTGATAGCCGCTGCAATCTTGTTCGTGCCAGCCGCTGGCTTCACAATGAACACGCCCCCAACGCCCGTAGGTGAGGGAAGCTTCTTCACAGCAGCCTCGACAGCAGCATTCACAGCCGTTGTGACAGCATTCTGATCGACGGCTCCTCCACCTTGTGGCGGATTAGCTCTCAGCCACTCCTCCGCGGCCTTCTCAGCCGCTTTCTTAATCTCCTCCGGGGAAGCCTGTGGGATCGCCTTCAGAGCCTCTGTGAGCTTCTGATCGAGCGTCTGGGTAAGCTGGCCCTTCAACTCCTCCTTCAGTCCGTCAGACGCGCCCTGAATGGTGCTGAGGGCTGTGTCCCGAGCGCCCGCTATGGCGCTCTCCGCTGCAGATCCTGCACCTGAGATCTTGCTGAGAGCAGCGTCGCCTGCATTTGAGATCTCGGTCACAACCTGAGTGGCTCCTGAGACAGCCTGTGTGGCAGCCGTAGCTTGTTCCTTCACCTGTCGGATAGCGTCACGCACACCGTCAAGCTCACTCGGAGGGGCTGACGGGTTCTCGAGCAGATCCGAGAGATTCACGGTCTCAACCGCAGGCACCATCACGCGGAACGTGAAGTACCGGCCCGCCGCAAACAGGCGGATCGTAGCCTCTCCGGGGGTGACTCCAGTGAACTCAGCCTTGCCGTTAACCAATGGCTTAGGTTCCGAGGCCTCTGGAACCAAGATACGGGTCGTACCAAAGGCTGGCGTGGCCCCTGAAGCTGCAACCGAGACGGTCCCCTCGACCGCTCGGCCAAGCACGGTCTGGAAGTCACAGATGATGTTAGCCAATCTGACGCCCTTCTAGTCGTTGTCGGAAAATTTCAGCGATGTCTACAACCTCAGCAGCGCTCTTATTGCGTTCGATTTCCAATCGGACACGACGCCGCTCACCCTCTTGCAGGAGCGCGTTGCTAAACAAGGTGTTCACCTGCTGGAGCATCGCTGGAGACGGACGCTTGGACTTAAGCAGCTGGTCAGCGAAATGTAGGGCAAACTCGAGAGTTGCCCAGTCCGAAGGTTCGTAGTATTGAGCCTGGCCGCTCTCAGCGGCCGACTTCCACAGACGCTTCACGAGGTAGTGAGGGTCCTCAATCCCCAGCTTAGGCTGGTTAACGGGCCCCGCTAAGGAGATAACTTCGACGTCGTTCTCCTTGTTCCGGCGTATGCGCTCCGAACTGCGCTTAGGTACTGGTCCTGGCACTGGTGTCTCCTGGGTGTTTTTCTGCTGGTCGTAGACGTAACTCACGCCGTCGCCTGATGGCTTCGGCGGATTCGCGCTGCGTCTTAGCTTTGTGACACGCAGCACATAGGGATTGCAGGTTACGGGGGTCGTGGTTGTTACCGCGCCGTATATGGTCCACGTCGGTGGCCGTTCGGCTACAGCCCGGTCCCTGAATCTGGCAGATCCAGCGATCGCGCTCCAGCACGAGGCGGCGTAGCGAGTTCCAATTCGCGGGCAATTCGCTGCGTCGGCGGGATGTCCAAGCCATGTTCCGGTCTCCTGCGTGGTCTGGTTGGGGCTAGAATCGCCAGAATCGGCTCTGTAAGCCTCTCTGAGCGACTTTCTACGCTTCCCTGGGTGGTTGTAAGGGTAAGGGGGTCTCAAGCCGTTAAAACGGCTGTTTTGAGCTGAGGCCGCCGGGTAGTTGTTCTATCCGGTTAAACCCGGTCCCTCACGTCAACGCAACGCCTTGCGCCTGCAAGGCTTGCATTGCCCTTCGGTCAATCCGAAGGTGAGTGAGATACGAGCTTTTCAAGCTCGCGCGCTAAGAGGCCCCCGCAAGGGGCCTCGTAGCTAGTTCTCCGAAGGAGGTGTATTTACCACCTTTGGAAACAATTCATGTTTTCCGAAGGTGAGCGAAGTATTTCTTTCTTTTAGCGCTATCGCTAGATAGCGCTTTTCTTTCTTTAGCTTAGCGCTTTAAGCTCTTTTATTGAGCTTAAAGCTAGATAGCTTAAATAGCTAAGCTAAAGCGTTCTTTCGTTTGTTACTACAGAACGCTTAGATACGCTACGCTTAGCTCGCTGCGCTAACCCCAACCCCCTTACCCCCTTCCCCTTAAGCTCTCAACCTGACTGTAGACGTCTCAAACACCAAAAGAGCGTCATCTAGCTAGTGTGACGTCAGACACACATAGATAAGTGCAGGTCAGGAGAGTGAGCGGGGGTAATTCAAGACTACCCCCGTTAGCTATCTCAGGGCTCCGCCGCCGAACGCGAGCGGGGCCCAGCGATCGCGGGCCAAGAGCCCGCACAGGGCTAACCACAATGCTAGATAGCAAATGCATTTACACTCTGACCCACCTTTGAAAGCTAAATAGCCGCCTCAAAGGGCGGCCTCTTTTAAGCGAATTGGGGGCGCGTATTCCCCTTTATCCACCTCCGAATAGAAACAATTAGTGAAGCGAAATGCTTTATAGAGAATGTGTTGTCCATCACTCCTTCGATGGTGAGCGATCCGGGGGCGCGCAGCTGATCGTTCGCTTAGGAACCCGTACAGCCGGGCGGAGGCGCACTACGTACCGATGCCTTGCGGGGGCGGGGGCATACCCCCGTGGGGGCGTGGGCAAGCTCACACGCGGGGGCAAACACGCAGCTCAAAGCCGGCAAGCTGGAGAGCGGGGGTCCGCGTTGCGTCTCCGCAACGGGGGTAAGGGGGTTGTACTTACTAGCCGAGTAGTGTAGAATCCGCGCACACCCGTGCGGGGGTAGTAAAGGGAGGGGCTGAAGCAGCGGAGGCTAAGCAGTAAGCCAAGCCCGCCAACAGCGGGCAAGTGCTAGCGAAGCGCTAGCGAGACAAGCAGCGGGGCACCTAGCAAGCGGGAGAAAGCTAGCAGCGTGCCCTGCGCTAGTAGGTGCAGGGCTAGTAGCAGAGCTAAGCCTGTTAAGCGGAGGCTACGTTGCAGTGACGCTGCAGCTGTCACACGACAACGGGGGTAGCCGATCCACCTCCGACCTGCTGGTTTGTAGGGCTTGTTACCCCCGGTGTTGACACAGCGGGGGAGGGTGCGTAGATTAAGTCATGTCAGCGAGACAAGCACTCCTCACAAGGGAGGGCAGCGACCAGACAGGAAGCGTCAAGCAGACAGACTCCAGTACCAACCTGGTAGCCAGACCAGCTAGAACAGCGGGTTTGACAGACAACCGGAAGCATGGTACAGTGAGAATCACCAAAGCAGCTAGAGCTTGCTAGGTCAGCCTCCATCAGTTAGCCGAAATGGAACTGCATAATCGCGGGGTTGACACGCAACAGGAAGCCTGCTAAGGTGGAGAGCAGCTTCACACCAGAGTGAAGCACTACCCCACAGAGAGTGGGGGTCAGGAAGCCGGAAGGTAACTTGACAAGCTGAATCCCAACAGCTAAGATGGGAACCGTACCGACAAGGTACGGACCGTCAAGCGGAACAGAGCTGCAAGCACATCACCGCCAGGTGATGGGCACCGCGATAGGAAGCTTGACAGTGCTGTATGATACGGCTCCTCCTTTGAGGAGAGCGAGGGCGGATAGGTCCCGAAACGTGACATGGATACCCAGGCCATGGTGAGTTTGTAGGAAACCAGCTGCTAATAGAATCTAAGGAAGTGCTAAGCACCTGCACATGAAAGCTTGATGTAGGTGTAAGGACTGCATAGTCCCGAACTGCACAGTCCCCCGTTCGGGGGTACGATGGAGAGGGTACGATGGTCTGGCGCTTCCTGGTAACAACTACCTTACCCCCCGTTTGGGGGAGAGAGTGTAGGCTTACCAGTGTCTAGGGGCGTAGCCCTGATTTTCCTAGTGGTCCGGGTTGCGTGATCAGCCTCACTGGGGGTGGTATCCCAGTCCCTAGGCACTTGATAGGTCTGCAACAAGGTACCCGCACAGCGGGGCCAAACGCAAGGTCTAGTGATGCACCATCGACTACACAAACACCGCTGAAGCGGGGTTAAGTAGGTAGTCATGGATTCCACGAATCAAGGCTGACAGCGCGTCTAAGCGCTTGAAACAGCCTAGCCAATACTTGATACCCAACGGCCTTTAGAAAAGGCCGACAGCCCCTCGAGGGCGTAATAAGCGCCTAGGAGGGCTACACACTATGGAGGATTACACATCATGTTCGCATTCATCGTTGAGCTTTTCGTCAACCACAGCTATGTCCCTACTCTGGACCTGTTTGGTCTTGGTGAAGATAGCTTCATTGTGGATCAGCTGATCCGCGCAAGCGAGGTCGTGTTTGGGCTGAACAGCCCTCGCTTCTAACTCAATCAACCTCCCCACCAATCGATACTCACCGCCCCACCGACGCGGGGTGGTGAGGTTCTACCAGAAAGACTAGGAAAATGACGAACAACACCCTTTCCACCACTGTAGCCCCCGCTAATGGGGAGTACCTGAACGGCTTCGAGTGCATCGACTGCATTCACCAACTTGCCAAGTCGCAAGGGCTGTATAGCCGTATGAGCGCCGCCATCCACCAGATGGACGCTGAAGAGTATGACAGCCTTGTGCAGGCGTTCGAGAACGCCCGTCTGAAAGACGCTGTGGACGTCGTGCTGTTCATCGAGCAGTAGGTGACCACTTCGCCACCGTTGTAAGATGGTGGCGGGGGAATGGTCTACTGACCGACAACCTGCAAACACTAGGGAGGACATCATGTCTGATTTTGATGTAACCATCTGCACAGTTACCTGTGGCCAGTACATGGCCATGCTGAATGAGTTCCGCACCATCAACCCGGACCTACGCGACCGGTAGACGATCCACCGGTGGAAGACGACAACATCAAGTACATCGCGCTGGTAGGGAAGTTCAAATGGGAACCGTGGCCCCCGCTGTTCGGTGCCAACCCCATCGACAACTTCCGGTTGGGTGCTGCATGGGTGAACACATCGACCGGCTACATTGGAGGGGTGTTCAAGATTAACCTACCCGCCGACGTGCAGGTAGCCCCGTTCCTGCTGGACGCCCTGAAAGCCTTGGGTGGAACGTGGTTGGAGTGCTTCGACGGCAAGCTACGCGAGACCTACGCAAAGCAAGGCTTTGTGACGGTAGCCCGAAGCCCATTCAACCGTGAGTACGCCCCGGAAACGTGGAACTACGAAGTCGAGGGTGAGCCAGACTATCTTGTTATGTCCCTGCCGGGTTCTCCTACGCACCAGCACTACACCAACAACTAGGGGAGGTTTGTGAAAAAGGTATGGCGTACAACTTAGATAGGCTGAAGTGGGAAGACGCTCCTAAGGACTGGTTCGGGTTTGGTCGCGCTATCGTGGCAAACCTACCGGACTTCGACCCAAAGGAGGGGCTGCACGTTATCGTGCGGACGCCTCACACATCAGGACAAGAACCAGAGATGCTAGCTCCGGCTAGCCTTACGGGGGTTCGCACCCCATCGGGGTGGGCTTCATCTGAAGATGAAAAGGAATGGCCGGTGCTTGACGACTTGTTCGGGCGTGAGCATTGGCAAGCGTTCCTAGACAAGTATCGGATTCCGCGAGAACCTGCTTAGTACTAGACACAGAGAGAAAAAGATATGAGGAAGTTACAGCAGCTGCTAGCTGAAGTCGAGCAGAAACTAGAGCGGACCCAACTGGAGTGGTTCCGAGGCGTTCCCGATCCGATCCAGCCACTGATAAAGGGTTGGTCGAACACGCAAGTGTGGGCCTTAGCAGGACCCCAGTTGAACACCCTGTACACAGGACCAGAGGCCACAAAGCCCGCTTTGTTGCAAGACAGTTTCCTGCACCCGATTATCTATCGGGCTGCCTACGACGTAGGAGGGGCAACAGCGGCCCCTGAAAAGGTTTGGGTTGAGTCGGCACCGCGTGACGCTATTCTAGAGAAAGCAAAAGAAATGGCTGCAAATCCAGCGAGCAACGTGCTTGACTTTGTGAGTCAGCACACGCGGACGCACGAACAAGCTTTGCTCGCCTCACCAACGACGCTGATTCAAATGCCGTTGGAGCGTGCAGCCATTCAGGCTCACCGAAAAGGCTTCGAGAAGTTATCAAAAGCTATGATTGAGTGCTCCGAGCTGCTTCACGCGGAGGCTCGGAAGTATTGTGAAGCTGTTGACTTGCGTTGCAGCTCGTTCACCGGAGGGTGGGTATAAAGCTATGGGCTACTTCGACATACAGGAAGCAATTCTAAAGAAGTGGAACGACCAGCCTAGCCGTAACCAGTGGCTAGTGCATGGGTGCTATTGGGAGCTGGTGGTGACTTCCCTAGTGGGGGATAGGTTGCCAAGCAACCCCCCGTCAGAGGCCTATGTCACAGCTATGTTGCACAATCACCTGAAAAGGCATGGTGCCCCTTTGGTAGCACCGTACTCCAAGGTGCTTTCGTCAATGGCTGACGCTGAAGTAGCGGCCGAGGTGACCCTTAGCGGCCACGTTCGGGACGTATTCAGCGTAGCTTTCAGCCAGTGCAGAGAGGCTTACCTACATAAGGTTCTCGAGGGTACTGTAAAAGACATGGTGGCGGAGTTCTTCGAGGAATGGTCAGAGTGGGAGGGCTACCCGTGAGCAAGTTCACCATTGACGTACTCGAGCTTGCTGTCAAGCAAGGGCGCGCTGTAACGAACAGCACGATGTTCAGCTTAGCTATCGCAGAGAGTTCCCTGAGTAAGCGTGAGCTTGATAAGAAAAGCTATGATGCTGCTGTTGTATTTGCAGCTTCGATACAGCCTCACCTACTTGATGAATGGGTGAGGGCGTGCTACGCAAACGAAAAGCCTCTTAGTGAAGACCTTGTCGAGGGTTTCCGACACATCTACCCCGACTGCTACACGACCCAGGGCTACGCCAAAGCTTATGAAGCGGGTTTGTACTTTGGCTCTGCAGACCCGAATAAAAGGGTCACCCAGAAACAGATTCTAGTGAACCTAGTGACAGAGACATACGAAATTCTGGAGAAAGAAAAGGCATGAACAAGGACACCACGCTAGCCTGGTTGCAGGAGCTAAGTGCTAGGGGCTTGATCCAACCGACGGGCGCAGAACGCTTCAGCACCTACCCCCGCCCCGGTCAGGAGCCTAACACTTTGACTCCGGCTATGTCTAGGAAGCTGATAGCGCAGAGAGTGGCACGTTCAGCCAAGGGTAATATCGCTCGCATGGCCACGAAAAGGTATCGCCAACGTGCAGCCCACAAGGCTAAGCAGTTGGGGAGAGTCCCCAGCAGCTCACCAGCTCTGACCGAGGCTTACGCCGCCGAACCTGGCTACGTTATACCTACAGCACCTGGCGATAGATGGGCCTACAATGAGGCTCTTCGCATGAGGCACGTCGAGGAGGTAGCCCTAGACGGGCTGGTCGTCCAGCTGGGCTGGACTACTGCAGTAGCGGCCAGTATAACTGATTGCCGATATGATGAAGGGCTTGACACCTTTGATCTGCTAAAAGCTATGATCGCCCGAGTCGAGCAGTCCCAGCAACCGACTATTGCAGCCCATCGAGAAGAAGCAATTGAGGTACTGGAAGACGTGACACAGTATGTCAAAGATGCGTTCAGCAGATGGGAGGATTAGACGATGACTAAGAACAAGCTTATCGACGTGGTGCTTAATAGTGAAGGCCCACAGTTGGTGAAAGATATGGCGCTGAACTGCGCTGAAGGGTTGCCGTACGGCGCTCGGGAGGACGTTCCGAAGGATGTCCTGCTGCACGAGTTCACCTCCGAACTGCAGGAAGCTTTGACGCATGAGACGGGCTTTACCACCTCCGAGTACCTGCAGTACATCGAGGCTGTGACGGGAGGGTTGCAGGCATGAGGAAGTGTCAAGCACTAGCGGAGCTACCCGACGGTAGTGTGCAGGTGATCGAGTTTACGGCGTCTGACAAGGCCGTAGACGCATTGGAAAAGCGGGGGGAGGACTTCCCCCTTATCGAAAGGTTTCACGACGTCCTAGAGGCTGCTGGCCGCGTTGAGGACCATTTTAACTCAGTACTGTTGGAGGTACTATGACGGCGGCGATGGGAATTGGAGCGTTAGCGCTAGTTCAGCTGGTGTTCGCCTACCTAGCGTGGGTGTGGGAAGAGAACCCTCTACAAGGGTTCATCTGGACTACCCCGCTAGCTATGAACTGCTTCATCCTAGCGTTTGGTGATGCAGCGTTCTGGCTGATTCCAGCGGTTTCTATCATGTGGGTGACGATCCTATTTAGTGAGGTTTCCCGAGTGTTCGGATACGGAGTTGAAAAGGCATGAGCGAGTGTGCAGCGATTATGACCGAGCTAGCTAGCTGGACTGTAGGGCTAGCTCTTGTTGCAGGGCTTGCTGTCCTAGGGCTGTTCTGGGAAGGGTTTAAATGAACCCCTTAGCCGTGTTTGGCGTTTTTATGGGGGCTGCTTTTGTAAGCGTTATCCTAGCAGCTTTTATAGAGGAGTTTAAATGAGTACAGTAGCGGGGCTTTTGCTGGGCCTACTCTTAGGGTGGTTAGCAGGGGTACTGCTTGTCGCGTTCGTGGAGGTGTGGGGCTGATGTATGATTCACTCAGGAATTTCACAGAAAAAAGCTTTGAGCTGAACAACTACCGGAAAGCTTTCGTCGAACTAGACTTAGCGGACCAGCTGCGAATCTACCAGATGGCTAGCGACCTCTACCTGAATCCCCCAGTCGGGGGGTTAGGTTGACAGAGAAGGTACAGCTAGAAGCCCCGACGTACAAGCCGGGGCGTCGATCAGTCAGCCAACACAACCAGTACGTACGGTGCCCGCTTAGCTACAAGCTGTCGAGGATTGACAAAGTGTGGCGACGCCCGGCGTCCTGGCTGTCGCAAGGGCTAGCGGTTCACGCGGCGATGGAGCATTGGGAAAAGTCAGACCGGACAGCAACCCTCGAAGAGCTGGAAGCCATCTACGAGGATGAGTTTTGGGAAAGCATTGGTGACCAGCAGACGACAACCCCAGACCTCGAGATGTGGTTTGGGAGCGGGCCGTATGATCCGGTAGCCGACGTCGAACGGCGGAGGCGTGTTGGCTGGAAGCAAATCCAAGACCTGATAGCGTACACCACCGAGAAAGGTGATCCTGTTTGGACCACCCCCGATGGTCAGAAAGCTATCGAGCTTAAGTTTGAGGTCGAGCTAGGTGGTGTGCCGGTTATCGGCTTCATCGACAAGATCGTCGAGACCAATAAAGGTTTGACCGTCCGAGACATCAAGACCGGCGCCAAGCCGGGGGACAAGTTCCAGCTGGCCACCTACGCGGAGGCTATCAGGTTGATGTACGGAGTCACGATCGAGCGCGGCGACTACCACATGGGTAAGACCGGCCGCCCCGGACGGGTGCAGCGGATTACCGCTGCCGACAGGCAGGAAGTTCACGAGCATTTCGCTTGGCTGGAGGAGCAGCTGAAGGCTGGTCTCTTTCCACCAACGGAAGACGAGAGTAAGTGTAAGATGTGCGACGTTGCAGCGTCGTGCCCATTCGCGCGGTAGGAGGAGGAGCTGTATTCACTAGCGCAGAGTTTAAAGAAATCGCAGGAGCTGGGAGAACCCCTTCCGCAAGTGTGGCCCAGTCTTGGGGTTGAGCTTAGAAAAGGTATGCTGGCGTTGATTGCCGCTGGCCCCGGAACAGGTAAGTCAGCAGTCGCGCTGAACTTTGCAGCACAAGCGGGTGTGCCAACCCTTTACTTCTCCGCTGACTCGGACGCTCGCACGCAACTAACACGTGCGTCAGCTGTCCTGACGGGGGAGAGCGTGGCGGATTGCACGCGGAAGCTGGACAGCGGGAAGATTCCGAAGCAGGTCGAGGAGGCTCCGCTGATGTTTGACTTCAGTGCGGAGCCAGACCTAGACGCTATCGAGAAAGCTATGAGCGTTTACCTCGAGCTTTACGGCGAGTACCCGCACCTCGTGATTGTGGATAATCTCGGGGACGTGCGGTACCCCGGTGAGGGGAGCAAGTTCGATGCCCAGGATTCAGTGCTTCGATGGTTGAATGGCATGGCTCGGAAAACGGGGAGCTGCGTAGTAGTGCTGCACCACGTCACGAGCTCGTTCAACGACACGGCGCAACCCATCCCCCAATCGGGGGTGAGAGGGCAGGTAACCCAGATACCGAGTGTGATTATCACGCTCCATCGGGCGGGTAGTTATGATGAGGCTGTGGTTCTTGGAGCGTCGTTGGTGAAGAACCGAGGAGGCAGGTCGGACGCTTCCGGCCTGACGGTAACTCGACTCACCTTCGACATGCGGAACCTACGAATCACCGAGGAAACCAGCGTGGGAAGCACTACGGCAACGGATGGGAGGTACGACCCCTTTGGCTGACAGAAAGCCCTGCATCGACTGCACGGCTGAGGGGCGCGTGAACAAGCGCGCCACACCCTACCCAGGCCCCCGGTGTGCAACGCACCACGGCTTGGAGATGAAACGTCGAAAGCAGGCTTCACGGGAGCGTTCACTGATGAAGCGCTTCGGAATTACGATGGCTGAGTACGAGGCCATCTACGAACATCAAGGCGGGGTCTGCTACATATGCAGGCGCGCTACCGGCAAGTCACGAGCACTTGCCGTTGACCATGACCACGATACCGGGTACATTCGAGGGTTGCTGTGCAGCAGCTGTAACAAAGGTGTGATAGGCCACTTGCGAGATAGTGTCGAGACGCTACAGCGAGCTATCACCTACCTGGAGGACCCTCCAGCCCAGCAAGTAATCGGAAAGAGAGTAGCACCACAGTGATTATCGAGAATGACCACGAGTTCGACGCGGTACGAGAAAGGATTGAGCACGCCCTCCTGACAGGCGCAGATAAGGCAGCTCAGGCTGTTGTGGAGCATCTGAAGCGTGCACCCGCCGAGATTATTGAGAGCGTTCAGGAGGCTGTTCGCAACGCGGTTGAGGACCTTCGGGACTGCTCACACGAGCTGATTGAAGATGCTTAGCCGTGGCTATTGAGAAAGTTATCGAGTACTATTTCCCATCGTTTGAGTTCTCGCCCCGGCGATTCAGCTGGCAGGCCGTCTCCTGTCCCGTGCACGGTGATAACCACAAGTCAGCGAGTCTGAACATCCCCGAGGATGCCTTCAACTGCCACGGTTGCGGATTCCGAGGGGACAGCCTGAGGGTGATCCAAACGCAAGAACCTGAGCTTACCTTTGAGGAGGTGTTGAAGAAGTTTGAGTCAATCACGGGAGATCATCACCAGCACTTACAAGAAAGCTTTGGCGGGGAGTCCCGCCGAGGAGTACCTAGCCAGCCGCTCGCTTTCGGAGGAAAGTATACATAAGTTCGCGCTCGGATACGTCGCTGAGCCCGCTGTGGGCCACGAGCGTTTCGAGGGGATGCTGGCTATACCGTACCTCCGCCGAGGCCCTCTTGGGAGCTGGAAGGTGGTGGGTATGCGGTTCCGGGCGCTTGATCCAACGATCAAGCCGAAGTACAACCAGCCTAGTGAGCAGAAGATTAGCACGTTCAACCCGCAAGCTGTACTCACTACAGAAGGTGCGGTAGGGATCTGCGAGGGTGAGATCGACGCTATCTCAGCTTGCCAAGCAGGCCTGCCCACGGTGGGTATCCCAGGTGCTCAGGCGTGGAAGCCCTGGTGGGCTGCTCTCTTCGAGCCAGTCAGCCGGGTTATTATTCTGGCCGATGGTGACGAGCCGGGCCTGGAGTTTGCAGCAAAAGTTAAGGCAGACATACCGCAGGCAGTCATCCTGCCTCACAACGAACGACAAGACACCAACTCGGTGTTGGTGAATGAAGGAGAGGAAGCTCTTGTCGAGCTTATCAACAAGTACAGATGAAGCCGCGGTGCTGGTCTACACGGGACCGGGCTGCGTAGCCTGCAAGGCTACTAAGCGATGGTTGCGGAACCACGACGTAGCGTTCGACGAGATCGACGTCGAGGAGCACCCGGAGATGCGAGAGCAGCTACTGGCTGAGGGCTTCACGTCCCTACCAGTGGTAGTGATCCGACCAACCGACAACACGGCGGTAGGGTTCCGACCTGAGTTCCTGAAGGAGGAGTTGCTGTGAGCGCGAGGAAGCCGCGCAGACGAGCCACGACGTGTAACGTCACGCTCATTCCCGAGAGTGAGTTTCGGAAGTACCTCGCTGAACAAGGGAATGATCCAGACACCATTGATCATCTAGTTAAGCGGATCCCCAGCTACCTGGGGATGAATCACGAGGGTGAAAAGGTGTGGACGTTAGCTCAGCTCCGAGAGGGGCTGCTGCGAATCCAGCGAGTCGAGGAAGCCAAGAGAGATATTAAGAAAGCTTTAGGTGAGGAAGAATGAGTAAACTAGGAAACAAAGCATCGTTCCTTCAGGGAGTGCTGCTTGTCCCGAACCTTGTGGCTCTTGCAGGGGCCGCATTCGTTGTAGGCGGGCCGATTTGGGTTGTTGTAGCTGCACGAGTAAGCCTGGCGGCCTCAGTAGTCCTGTGGGCTGTGGCGGGAGCCGCCTTGATTGCGGCTGGGCTGGTTGGAACTAAGAAATGAGGCAGGCTTTACTACTCACCTCTAACGAGGTGCAGCAACAAGCCGTTGACGTGGGCCTACCGCCCCACGTGGTAGCTGTCGTCACGGGGATGCTACAGCCCGCAGGCACCCTCCATACTCGATACTCGGCCCGCGCCGAGACCCTGTACAACTCGCTCGAGGTCGATGGGGCAATCAACCTGCTGAAGAGCAGCAAATTCACTGAGCTTATTCCGGTTCTCCTATGCCCTGGGTTAGGGCGAGGGGTATCCACCCAGGACGATCGAGAAGAGTTCCACTGGGCATCCAGGAGCCCAGAGAGTGACCGAACTGCTGAAGAAGTCTATGCGCGCCTTGATCACTGGGGGCTAGATTTACACTGGGTTGATCAGCCTCGGAAAGCGTTCTACACAGATGAACCGGAGCTTGTTCAGTTTATGGAGGCCGTCGATGGCATTGACCGATGAGGATTTCTTCAAGTTGCGGGATATGCTAGACACCCTATACAGAGAGCCAGCTTCAGACGTGGAAGTGGCTACCATTGAAGGACAAGGCACTACAGTTAAGATCGGCCCCACCTCTTACGGGTCTATCATCTACGGGTTTGAAGATCTGCCTGGCGTACAGCGGAGGACGATTGCGGAGAACAGCTACGGCGGTTGGGAAGCTGAGTTCGCCCTAAAGAATGAAGATGTTCTCCGAGAGCTTTGGAGGTACAAACCTGTAGGGGCGCGCCAGCGCCTAGTTCAGGAGGCCTTCCGAAATGCTCCTGGACCCAGCAAGCCTCGCATCCAAGGCGCGGCTAAGTCCGCGCTTTGGATTGAGGGGTTTGACGGTCAGGAGGATGCAGCCTCATTCGGGAGCAAGCTACAATCCGCCGGGGGTCGGGTCAGGTTAATTGGTTCTGCCATTTTGGTAGAAGATCCTTGGCTTAAAGCCTACCTGGCAGGCTTTACCGAGACGCTCTCCGACAAGGGTTCGGAAGAAAAGCAGTCGGACGCAGTTAACCACCCCAGCCACTACGCCAGCGAGAGCGGGCTGGAGGCAATCGAGGTTATCGAGGCGTTCTTCCACGGGAACGCCTTCCTAGCCAACACGTTCAAGTACATCGCTCGGGCCGGTAAGAAGGGCGGAGAGGCCAAGCGCCTCGAAGACCTGAAGAAAGCTCGATGGTATCTAGAGAGGGATATTAAGCGTGAAGAAGCGCACTAGGATAGTTAGGAACCATCCAGCGTATGACCCTCAACGAGGTTGTTGGGTAAGGGTTCTGGCGATTCAACGTAATGGCCTTTTGGAAGTTGCTCCGCTAAATGGCGGTCCCTTTCCGCCCTACCTTGTAGAAGCTGCCCAGGTCGAGTTGTGGCACCCTGAAGCAGACTTTAACGAGGTTAGATTGGAGGCTTTAATCTGGATACCCGTTGGTAGTCGGATCACCATTGGGGATACGGCCTACACCCGAGTAATCCGAGGGTGGCTCGAGCAGGAATACGACAGTCTGGCAGAGTATGAGTACTCGAAGTTCATTCCCGACCCAGGGGTTGAAGACAAAGCTCGCAGCCGCTGGCGATTAGATTGCAACAACCATTCGGGAACCCCGTACTTCCTGGAGGAACCTAAATGAAAACGCTACAATGGGAGCGCTGTAAGGACAACACTTTCGCAGGTTACGATGAGGGGGAATTTGTAGCACTAATCAAACCAGTTTGGTACCAACGGTACGGCAGAGGGCCTATAGCGCACTGTGCTGTTTGGGAGCAAGCATGGAAATGGGCCATGTACGATGAAAATATGGAAGTAGTTGAGTGGGGGGATGCTCTCACCGTGCCACGAGCACGAGAGCTAGCAGAAGAATCCTGTTTTGCAGCAGAGGAGCTGTTGAAATGACTGAGTTTAAGCACGGCGAGATGGTGTGCAACGCTGGAGAGCTATTCTACGTTCGAGTCACCTCCGAAGGTGAGAAGACTTTCCAACCAGTGAACGCCAGTCAACACCGGTACCTACCAGAAAGAGCGACTGTCCCAGTACTACAGGCTGCCCGAGGTAACCTATTCAGCTTCAGCAAAATTCCTGGCGGCACCCTCTTCACAATGAAGAAGGGTTACCTTGTCAAACATGGAGACTACATGCTGGGGGTGAGCCTCCGGACTGAAGGGGACTCACAGCTGGAGAAATTTACTACGGCAGCTCTCAACGAGAAAGACATCCTAGCTATTTTGTACCCTCCTATGCCAAAAGAGCCCCCCGGTCAGACCCTCACTGAGAGGCTGGTGTATTTAATTAGCAGCGAGTGCTGGGGTCTCGTAGATGAGGCAGGGTATACTGTTATGGAACTCACTCCAGAAAAAGAGACGTGGCGCCTGCGACACCGAGACTACAAAACGTACCAGCAGGTACTCGACTATGCTCCAGAGGTAAGCTACAAGCTTTTCAGGAGGCTTCCTCTAGGAACTAAGGTGAGGGACCCGAAAACGTACACCCTTACCCACGAGGATAAAGGCTTCCACTTTAATGGAGATAGACTTGCTCCGCACATCGAGGGGAGATGGAAGAACTACTTCCAAGAAGTAGTTGGGCTTCCCACGGAGTACAGCCTGTCTAGCTACAAGGCAGTTTCTCCAGAGGATCTCCTATGGAGTAAGACGCTCAAATGCTGGGTAGAGAAACCTTTTGCGGGAGACGACGCCAAAAGTCTCGTAACTGGGGAGGGCGGCCTCACCGATGCTGGCAGGTCTAAGCCTTTCTCGAAGATAGCTAAGCTAGATAAGGCAAAGAAAGACACTAAGAAGCTGAACAAGCTTCCTGTAGGCACTCTCATCACCGATGGTAGTTGCGACACCTGGGAGCGCAAGGCCGAGGGGCTTGTCTTTGGCCATCATCTGAAGTTGGCGGAAGAACCTTTCTACTCCTTCGATAAGTACATGATCGAGATTCCGAAATCATAGAGGAGAGGTTGGCCTACATGAGTGATCACAAATTCGAAATCAACGACGTGGTTTTCCACAAGAAGAAACACTTCATTGGATACATTGTCCAGTCAGACGACTCAGATAGGGAAATGATTGCTACCCCTAAGGGGGTTGTGTACGGGGTAAAGCGTAAGAATCTTATCAAGGTTGGCGATGCTTTAACTGAGCCCAGTATCGCGCGGGATACAGTCCACAAGGCCATCAAAGCGCTGCCCGCAGGCAGCACCGCGGTGGATGACTCTGGAGACCTGTGGATTCGGACAAGCAGCGGCTGGAAATCGGCCTTGTTTGGCAGCATGACTCTAGAGCACTGGTTTAACAGCCCCAGCGTTAGGATCTACCCGGCTATCTCTCAATCTAACTTCATCTCGAAAAAGGAGGCGTCCTGCGTAGAGTACTAGTAATCCCGGACACCCACTACCCCGATCACCACCCAGGCGTGTTCAAAGCCATCCTGGAAGTAGTGAAGTTTGTGGAACCGGACGAAATCGTTCATATCGGGGACCTGATGGACTACCCCCAGCCCTCCCGTTGGACCAAAGGTACTCGGGAAGAGTTCGAGGGTAACATCTACTCGGCGTCGGAGGCGGCCAAGAAGGTTATTCTCGAGCCTCTGAGGGCCGTGTTTGACGGCCCCATCGGGGTACACGAGGGTAATCACGACATGCGCCCCCGCCTGTACCTGGAGAAGTACGCCCCGGCGTTGTCCCAAACCGACATGCTGAACTTCGAGAACCTGCTCGACTTCGACGGGTTCGGAATCACGCGGCTGCCGGACTTCTACAACGTAGCTGCTGGGTGGATCACCACTCACGGTCACCTTGGAGGCATTCGCCTCAACCAGAATGCTGGCATGACGGCCCTCAATGGGGCCAAGCGTATCGGCAAGAACATCATCATGGGGCACACGCACCGAGCGGGTGTCTCATCGTTCACCCAAGGTATCGAAGGTCAGACCAACACCATCACAGGTGTAGAGGTTGGCCACATCCTCAACCCGAAGGCTGTTACGTACCTTCGAGGAGCCAGCGGGAACTGGCAGCAGGGATTCGCCCTGCTGGAGATTGATAAGAACAACGTCACGCCCCGCATCCTCCCTGTGCTGGGTAACAAGGTGATCGTTGACGGGGTGGTGTTCCCCACACGATGACCGAGACAATAGACCTCGACAAGCTGGTTCGCGACGTCAGGCAGACGCTGTCCTACTGTGCCAAGGTCACCTCCCGCAAGTGGGTAGGCCTCCTCTCCCAGGAGGAGATCGAGAGCGTCGTACTAGAGTGGTTGATTAGCAACCCCTCCGCTCAGCGCGCTCTACTGGAGCGTTCACCGGCGGAGGTGAAGAAGTTGCTGTTCTTCCGTTGCCGCCTAGCGTGCAGCCAGGAGCGTATCGACTTCGACCAGTTCAGCGGTAACTGGTGGTACAGCGTGGACGAGGTGAAGATCCTAGCCCAGGCGTGGCCCCGCAACGGTATCACCTCCATTGAAGAAAAGGTGGACCTGGAGCAAGCGTTCCACCGGCTACGCCTCGCGTCTCAGGACGCCCTGTGGGAGCTCGTCATCGACGGCACACCCCAGGACGCTAACCAACGACGCCGCGCTAACCGTGCTCTCAACAACCTAGCTAACATGATGAATGCTTCCCGCAACAGCCGGGTTGCAGCTCACCTAGACAAAGGGGGCCGAACAGGCTCCCACCCAATCTCTTAAGGAGACCCTGTGTCAGATATTTTCGCTACCGAGGAAACCCAATCAGCAGATGAAGCCCAAGCAGCTACCAGCATGGATGTTCAGCCCGAGGCGGCAGCCTCCGCGCCCGCAACCCAGCCTGCAGCCCGTAAGGCTTCGGTGGAAGACTCCAACGGGAAAGTAGTAGTCACCCTCAAAGGAGGGAAAGGGTACGAGGCCCCGTGGATCGTGCTGCACTGCGACACCGTCGCTGAAGCTAATGGCCTGCTGTCAGACGATGGTCTGAAGGAGCTTATCGACCGCACCACTAAGGCGGGGCAGTATTTCGCTAAGCAGGGTGGGGTGTCAGCCCCGGCTCCAGCAGCTGCACCAGCTCCGGCAGGGAGTGGAAGCCCCTATGGCGCTCCTCAGAAGCCCGAGAACATCAGCGACAAGGTGTGGCAGCTTATTCAGCAGGGCGGCACGCTGAAGCGCGGTAAGAACCCCAGCAACCCCTGGGTGGGTATTGCACCTCCGAAGGGCCAGCAGGGCGGTATCACCTTCATCAATGACTACAACGAGAAAGACGCGGTGCTGAAGTACTTTGGCTAATTTTCACGAGGTTATCAAAAAGCAGTAGGATCTTCTGAACAAGGCTGTCAACTACTTCAGGTGGCACTACTACTACTCTGATCCGCTGATTACAGATCGGCAGTTCGACGTGCTCCTACAATCTCTGAAGCGGCTGGAAGCTGAGCACCTGTTCTTGCAGCCTACTGTATCTGCAGAGGTGGCCCCTCCCAGACTACCCCCTATAACCCCTCGGCCCGTGGGTAACGGGCCACTATCGTATCTACTTAAGGACCATAGTTGCATCTCAATCACATCATTAAGACCCCCGAGACGTTCACCTACCTACCCGGACCTACCGAGCAGGCCGCCGTTTACGTCGGTGACTACTCAGTAGTGGCCAACATTCAGCTTCAGCCAGGCTGGGAGCTTCCTGCAGGAAGTGCTGTCACAGAGAAGGCTCACGTATTCCACATCCCGGCATTTGGGCCGATGAACCACCCGCTGACGGCGGCACGCGACCTCGTCGGGGGTTGGCAAGTCACCTACGAGCACGAGACCTACGCCCTGGAGGAGTTCGAGGCAGAGGTAGACGCCCAGCTCACCGGCGAAGGTGAGTACTCCCATTGGGACGTAGACCTGAAGGAGGCTCTGCGAGGCCAGACTAAGGGTCTGGTGAAGTACCTGTACTGGTTGTCCCGAGAGTTCCAGGACGCCCCGGCCAGCCAGTTCGTTGAGGCTCAGTTCACCCGGTTCATGGACGATCCGGTTTTCGCAGACCTCGTACTCCAGATCGAGGAGTCTCACCGAGTCTGGGGGCCCCGTGACTCCAAGTGACCCGACACTAAGTGACCGAGAGCTAGCAATCAAGCGCACCCTCCAACACTTCGGGGTGTACCCCCACGAGCCCCTCCTGAAGGAGCTTCAGAAAGTGACAGAAACCGGCCCCGCACGGGGAAACCGGCGTAAGCTGAACGAGCACCAGGTGGCTGAGATTCGCATGAAGGCAGGCCTGGGGGCCAGCTTCCGAGAGCTGGCCGATATGTTCCGCGTGCATCCATCCACCATTGGACGAATCGTCAAAGGAGTCTACCACCAGTGAAAGAGCTGACGTACCTCTGGCAACACCACAAGGCCGTCATCAAATGCCCCGAAAACGAGGCTGACCTCCGCGAGTTCGCTCAGTGGATTCTCGCACACAAAGGCGAGTGGATTGCCTGCGACACCGAGACTACGGGCCTCGACATCTTCTCCGCCGACTACAAGTGCCGCAAGGTGCAGTTCGGTGTGGGCCTCGAGGCGTGGGTGATCGACACAGACCTTTACAACGACTTCAGCTTCATCAACAAGCTGGAGCTGAAGCTCATCTTCCAGAATGCTAGCTTCGACTGGTCGGTTCTCCGACGCTGCTTCGACGTCCGAATCCCCTTCGAGCGGATTCGAGACACTAAGATCCTGGCTCACCTGGTGGACCCCCGCCAACCCTCTGAGGGAGGGCCGGGGCTATCCCTGGAGGACCTCACCCGGTTCTACATTGATGCTAAGGTGGCTGATGATGTTAAGGCGTCGATCGGAAGGATCGCCCGTGACGCTGGCCTCACCAAAGCTGATGTGTTCAAGCTGATTGACAGCTGGGACGAGCAATACTTGCTGTACGCTGGGATGGATGTTATCCTGACGTGGGGCTTGTATCAGATCATCCTACCGAAGGTGCCGACACAGTCCCAGAAACTGATCCCCTTCGAGCATCGAGTAGCTGAAATCTGCTCTGAGATCGCGTATAAGGGGTTCAAAGTGGACGAGGAGTACCTAGATTCCCTCATGGCTCGGTTGGAGGGCGAGGAGGCTTTCTGGGAGGCCTACGCCTACGAACAGTGGGGGTTGGAGAGTGTCAACTCGAACCGAGAAGTGTCCTCCATCCTAATCGAGGATGGTTACACCTTCACTGAGAAGACTCCCACAGGGCAATACAAGGTAGACCAGAACGCTCTGGAGAAGCTGAGCGATCAGGGTAGTGAGATGGCGGCTGTCGTGTTGGAGGCCCGAGGTATCCACAAGAAGCGGAACACCTGGCTTAAAGCGTTCCAGGAGAACACCGACCCTGACGGCCGTGTCCACCCCTTCATCCACTCACTTCAAGCCCGCACAGGGCGAATGAGCGTGTCTGGAATACCTATTCAACAACTCCCCTCCGACGATTCCATCATCCGGCGGGTGCTTATCGCCGATGAAGGTGAGAGCATTATATCCTGTGACTATAAGACGCAGGAGCTTAGGGTCCTCGCCGCTTTGTCAGGTGACGAAAATATGATCAACGCCTTCAAGCACGAGGAAGACCTACACCAAAAAACCGCCGACGCTTCCGGCGTCGATCGTTCGGTAGGTAAGATGGTGAACTTTGCCTACGTGTACGGCAGTGGTCCCCGGAACATCGCAGCCAATGCTAAGATCAGCGTCGAGAAAGCGCGGGAGGTTATCGAGGGCTTCGAGCGGAGCTACCCGAAGGTGAAGCAACTGAACCAGAAGCTTCAGGATCAAGCCCGCAAGACGGGCGCTGTCATCACCCCCACAGGTCGAGTATTACCTGTGGACAAGGATCGCCCCTACTCGGCCCTTAACTACCTTATCCAGAGCACTAGCCGCGACATCACAGCCTCGGCGCTCGTGCGCCTCGCAGACGCGGGATACCTACCCTACCTCCGAGTACCCGTACACGACGAAGTGATCTCCTCCGTACCAGCGGAGGAAGCACAAGAATACGCCAACCAGATCAGCGCTACAATGGCCCAGAACTTCCAGGGCCTGCTGATCGACACCGACGCAGCCGTCTACGGCCCATCGTGGGGCCACGGCTACATGAATGAAGAAGACGACCCCGACGAGCCAACCGGCTCGATTAAGGAAGACGAATGACCCCCTATCTCGACCCCGCACTCTCCCCCTGGACCTCCCTGTACAACTGGGTGCTGTTCATGATGCCCCGCATGAAAGGCCCCGGCCGCTGGTAAACCTACAGTAGATACGCGAAAACGCCCCCCCCCCCCCCCCCCCCCCGCGGGGGGGGGGGGGGGGTTCCGTGGGGGGGTATGTCATCT